CAGGCCGTCATCGTCATGGCACAGCTAGACGCGAACACCATTGTTGTCCCGCTCGCAGGGCATACATCAGATGTTCTGATCTTCAGAGCATCGGATATCGGTGGCGCAGTAACCATCACCGAGGCGTCGGCTGTGAACCATGCGAACACCAGCAGCAATACGTCTTTCACCGTAGAGCTGATCCGCTACTCGAATGCGGGCACACCAGCAGTCCTCGGGACTGCAGGACTCTCCGTAGGCGGAACTTCTGATCATTGGGTGACCAATGTTCCGAAGCAGATGACCATCAGCGATGACCACGACGTGCTCAACAGGCACGAATGGCTCGCTGTTCGTCAAACGAGCCAGAACAACGGCACCGCCACGATCGGCAAGGTGATCGTCCACTACGTGGGCGGCAAGGCGTAACGACTAGGCGACAAGGGATAGGCAGCGGTCGCACCGTCTGCTGAAAGGGCATCCCGCCCCGGTGTCTTTCCCTAGTCGCTTCTACCGGGGCATGAGAAGGGGGCGCAGTTGAGGATTCTCTGGCATAGCAACGCACCATGGACGGCAACCGGCTACGGAGTGCAGACGAGGCTCTTCGCGCCGCGCATCCGTGACCTGGGCCACGACGTAGCTCTCTCGGCCTTCTACGGACTAGAGGGAGCAAGCATCGTATGGAGCGGGATGAAGGTTTATCCCAAGGCTTTTCATCCATACGGAATGGATGTGATCGGCCGGCATGCCGAGGATCATCAGGCAGAGGTGGTCATCACCCTGATTGACGGCTGGGTGATGAAGCACGAGAAGATCACTTCGACCGGGGCCAGGTGGGTGCCGTGGTTCCCGGTGGATCACGAGGGAATGCCTCACATGGTCCGAGAGGCGATCAAGCACTCATGGCAGCCAATCGTCTATGCGCGGCATGCCGAGGGTGCTGCTCGCTCGGCGGGACTTGATCCGCGCTATGTGCCGCACGGAGTGGATACGAACGTCTATGCGCCAATGGATCAGCGCGAGGCCCGGATCAAGCTCGGACTGCCCGAGGATGCGTTCATCATCGGCATCGTCGCTGCCAACAAGGGCATCCCTTCGCGCAAGGCTCTTCCGACTCAGTTCGAGGCATTCGCCAGGTTCTGCCAGCGTCACGACGACGCGATCCTCTATCTCCACACGCACATCGGCACAGAAATGGAGGGGCTGGATATACCGGGCGTGCTGCAGGCGACCGGCGTGCCAGAGGACTCCGTGCGCCTGGCGGATCAGTACCGCAATCTGCTCGGCTACGACGACAACGTAATGGCCGCGCTCTACAGCGCCATGGACGTACTCAGCAGTCCCACCATGGGCGAGGGATTCGGCGTGCCGATCATCGAGGCGCAAGCCTGCGGAACGCCAGTCATCGTCGGCGGATGGACGGCAATGCCCGAGCTAGTGGGCGCAGGATGGACTGTAACGGCCTCAGAGCGCGTTCTTACGCCCATGCTGGACTACCAGCACCTCGCGACCGTCGAGGGCGTCCTAGAGGCTTATGAGGCGGCATACGAGGCACGCGGGGATAAGCATCTTGCCGATGACGCAAGGGCATTCGCGATGCGCTACGACGCAGATGAGGTCACACAGACATTCTGGAAGCCGGTGCTCGAAGAGTTGGAGGACAGGCTCGGCGATGAGGGCGAAGAGCCGCCCCCGGTCGAGGTTGTCTCGTGATCTCCGTAGTGGTTCCCACGATCAAGGGTCGTGAGAGCCTCTGCGAGCAGACCATCGCCTCATTCCGAGCGACGGTGCCGACAGAAGACCTGCAGATAATCATCGTGAAGGATCGCAGGGCCATTGGCACCGCATGGAACGATGGAGCCGAGGCCGCAGAGGGTGAATACCTCATGCTCGCCGCAGATGATGTGATCGTTCACCCAGGATGGGCAGAGGCAGCGATCTCTGCAGCAGAGAAATCTCTCTACCCGGCTCCGAGGATCGAGAAGCTCGACGGATCAGTGCTTGCTACCGGCTCAATGGGCGGTGGATGGCTGATGACCGACTGCGCGGACTGGGCACCTGTCGTCAGCAGTCAGTTCCCGTTCTTCAATCGCTATGCGTGGAAAGAGCTGGGACCATGCCTCGATATCCACTACTTCTCAGATGACTACCTGGCGGCTCGTGCCAGGTCGCTCGGTATGAACGTGGTCTATCGTGAGCCCTACAGAATCACTCATCTGGAGGGAGTGGCGGGCAGGGATGACATGGTGCGGCGCTCGATGACAGACAGGCTTCAGTTCGAGCAGGCTATGTCCAATCCCGACTATTGGATCGGGGTAGCCGTATGAGAGTCCTCATCACCGGGGCGTTGGGATTCATGGGTTCTCACCTGGCGGATCGCTACGCGAAGCTCGGCTGGGAAGTCATCGGCCTCGACAACATGACTGCGAATGTCGTGAGCGTCACTCACCCGACAATTTCGCACATGATGATCGCTGATGCGAAGCAGATTCTGCCGAAGTACGTAGCAGCCGCCGATCTCGTGGTTCATGCAGCGTCCCCGGTTGGCGCTGCGGCGATTCTGCCAGCGCAGGGGACGATTGCCGGCGATGTTGTCTGGGCGACTCAGAAGGTCGTAGATGCCTGTGTGGTTGCTGATGTTCCGCTCGTCAATATCTCCACTTCGGAGATCTACGGCATCACAGGCCAGGCGTCAGAGAGCGATCCCTGCACGATTCAGCAGAAGTTCTCGGCCAGAGGCGAGTATCAGGCTGGCAAGATCGCCGCAGAGCAGATAGTCGGAGCTTCTATCGCCAGAGGACTCCGAGCCGTGCAGATTAGGCCGTGGAACATGGCCGGTCCCCGCGAAGCGCAGGGCAAGGGATTCGTCGTCCCGAGGATGGTTGATCAGGCACTCCATGACAGGCCGATCACGGTCTTTGAGGGCGGAGATCAGGAGCGGGCATTCACCGGGGTATGGGATGTATGCCGGTTCATCACCGATCATCTACCTCGGCATGATGAGTGGCGCGGGCAGGCGTACAACGTCGGCAATGAAGAGAACCGCACCACCATCAATGACCTGGCTCAGATAATCAGAGAAGTCACCGGCTCGAAGTCGGGAATCGTCCATACATCTGGCAAGCGCATATTCGGGCCTCGTTATGAGGAAGCAAGCGCCGGAACGAAGCTCCCCGATGCGGCGCTTGCGAGATCACTAGGATGGGTGCCCGAGAACACCATTCGTCAGATCGTGGCCTGGACTGCGGCTGAGATTCTGTCACCGGAGGAAGCACTCACAGCATGAGAAGCGGCATGACTGACAACATCGGGCGAGTCCGCGCTCTGACGTATGCTGGGACAGCTGAATACAGCCTCGGTACGGCGAACTTCTGGGACGACAATCAGATCGAGCAGGTGCTCGACCGCCATCGCCAGGATCTCGTGCGCCACAAGCTCTTGCGCGAGCCTTCGTACATCGGAGGGGGATCAGTCGTCTATACCCGTCTTCGCTCCGCATACGGCTTCCTGGAGACTGCTGCGAGTGGTACAGCGGTCTTCTTCATCGAGGACTCAGTAGGCGACGACCGAGGAACGGCGACCTATACGGCTGACTACCAGCTCGGGATCTTCGACTTCGACGCTGACACCGGGGGAACGGCCCTCTATCTGACCGCCAGGTCATACGATATCTACGGCGCTGCCGCTGAGATCCTTGACACATGGGCCGCTCACGAGTCACGCTGCTTCGACTTCTCGACTGACGGGCAATCATTCAGCCTCTCGCAGAAGGTCAAGAACATGCGCGATCAGGCTCGCGAGTTGCGGAAGCGTGCCCGAGTTCAGCGAAGGAATCTCAGGACGCAGTCGTAATGCTGAACGCTAGCGATCTTGCCTGCATGCGCTCGACAGTTGCCGATACCCTGCCGGGCACGGCGATCATCAGTCGCTCGACACAGTCCTCTGACGGTATGGGTGGAGTGATTGACACCTGGGCCAACGTCGGAACCGTCGCATGCCGGGTTTCACCGAATGGCGCGGGCCTGGAGGACATTGTGGGTGGTGAGTTCCTCGCGGCGACCGGGTGGATTATCACCGTGCCACAGGGAACGAGCGTCACCGAGCGCGACAGGGTAATCCACGCCGGCAATACCTACGAGATCATCAGGACGAGTGCGCCCAGGTCTTACGAAACCTGCACGCGGCTCTTCTGTAACGAGGTGGGCTGATGCCAGCTAAGTCGAAGGCTCAGTACCGTCTGATGCAGGGAGTCGCGAGCGGCAGCATCAAGGTCAAGGGACTCTCTAAGAGCGAAGCCAAGGATTACGTCAAGAAGACGAAGTCCTACTCGGCCCTGCCATCCAAGAAGAAGAAGCGCGGCTGATGCCGTTCGTCTACAACAGGATTCCCGAGATCGCCGCAAGCGCCGATGATCTTGCCGAGAAGATCCTCAAGAAGACGGCATACGACACCGAGGCTCTCGCGAAGGTCTATGCCCCGGTGGATACGGGCAATCTCATGAATAGCATCGCTGCAGAGCCGGTCAGGAAGCTGACCTGGCGCGTCACAGCCAACGCGGACTATGCGATCTATGTCGAGATGGGTACTCGCAGAATGACTGCGCGTCCATTCTTGCAACTTGCCCTCGGCGAAACATGGCAGGGTGCTATCCGAGCGTTCGGCAGGCTGACACGATGAGTGCGGCCTCGGGTAGCGCGATCTATTCACGGCTCTCGGGAGACAGCACTCTCACGAGCCTCGGATGCACCGGCATCTACTATGGGATCGCTCCGCAGACAGCGGTGACGCCATTCGTGACCATCCAGCTATTCGATGGTGATGACACGCGGGTATTCGGGGCCAGGGCCACCATCCGAGAGCGATGGGTGGTTAAGGGATGGACTACCGGGAACTCTCATAAGGCAGCGAAGCAGCTTGCCGATAGATGTGACGCCCTGCTAGATGAATACGATCTCGTCGTCGGTGGGGGCACCGTCATGGCATGCCGGCGTATCGCACAACTGCCTGACCTAGTAGAGGATGACAACGGTGTCGTCTATCGTCAAGCGGGCAGCCGTTTCGAACTGGAGGTACGAGCAGCATGAGCAACTATCGTGCGCTCGTCGGACTCGACTACCCTCCCGGTAAGCGAGCCGAGCCGGGTGATGTGGTGGACGATCTCCCGGAGAAGAGCGTCAAGTGGCTCATCAGGGATGGGAAGATCGAAGAGGTCGGATCAGCCCCCGATAAGCCGAAGAAGCCGAGCGGAGGGAAGTCCAAGTGAGTCCGTCATTCACTCATGGCAAGTCTGCTGTCGTCTATCAGGACGACAACGACCTGACCGGCTACCTTCGTTCGGTGTCCAGCAGCGCCGAGGTTGATACGGCTGAGAGCACTACGTTCTCGGACGATGACAAGACCTACGTCGTCGGCATGCAGGATGCCACCATCAGCGCAGAGGGACTGTTCGATTCGACCTTCGATGGTGATGTTCACACCATCACCGGATCGGGCACGAAGAGCATCTGGAGCGTCTATCCGTCAGGTGACGCAGAGGGGCGCAGCGGTCGCGGCTACAGCCTGGACGTGACTTCCGCCGAGCGCACCGCAGATGTGGGAGATGTGGTGATGGTCAGCATCGAGGGGCAGTCCTCGGTCGGCACCGAGCCGCTTATCTCGCATCACGCTCTTGCCGAGCGCAGCGCCAGCGGTACGGCCACCGTCTACGACAACGGTGCTTCGTCTGCGAACGGCGGTCATGCCTACGTGCATGCCACGGCAGCGGCTGGCAGCGTCGTAGTGACGATCCAGGACTCCGCAGACAACATCAGTTACACCGACTACCTGACAGTCGGCACGATCACGGCTTCCAACAAGTCCTTCCGCACGACCGGGACCGGGACCGTGAACCGCTACACCAGGCTCACCTACACGATCACCAGCGGCACGGCCACGTTCGTCTGTGGCTTCGGTCGCGGCTAAGGAGTTCAAGTGCCAACTTTCTTCCACGGTAAGGATGCCGAGGTCTATCTCACCGATTCCGGTGGGACCGAGCGCAACTTCACCAGCTACGCGACTTCTGTGGGTGTGCCTGCAGAGGTCGAGACTGCCGAGGTCTCCACTCTCGGCGACGATGACAAGGTCTACGTGACCGGCCTCCGTGACCGCACGATCTCCATCGAGGGGAAGTGGGATGGAACGGTGGATGGCTACCTCTCGGGTCTGCTGGGCGGTACGCCTCGCGCCTGGAAGGTCTTTCCGGCTGGTTCCGCTGCGGGCCGTCCGTACTACAGCGGCTCCGCGATCCTCACTTCGTTCGAGGTGACGGCTGACGTGGGCGATGCTGTCGGATTCAGCGCCGAGTTCCAGAACTCCGGTGCTGTCACGCGGGGCACGGTCTGATGACTGAGCCCGGGGCGAATGGCGCGGCGCAGGGGCAGCCGCTGCCGGTTCTTTCGGTAGAGGATCTGCTGCAGAAGCAGACTCTCCGAGAAGAGTGGATTGATGTGCCTGAGTGGGACTCTCGCGTGAAGGTGCGTGAACTCTCCATGGCGGCATATCAGGAGGTTCAGCAGAAGGCTACGGATGCTCGTGGCAACCTGGATGAAACCAAGTTGCAGACCTACCTAGTGATCGCCGGCATCGTGGAGCCTGAGCTTGGGGATGACGGATACGAGTGGGTGCGCTGTCAGTCCATGCGAGCGATCAACCGGGTTCTTGACCGGGTTATGGCTCTGAGCGGAATCGGTATCTCCGCTCTGGAGGACGCCGAGGCCACGTTTCTGGAAGAGGCCTGAGACAACCTGGCGGTTTCGTATAGCGCGTGATCTCGGAATGACAGTCTCTGAGCTTGATCAGAGAATGACGCGAGCCGAAATGACGCAATGGATCGCGTACTATCGTTACGAGATCAGAGAGCGCGAGAGGGCGGCTCGCGAGGCGGAGAAGCAGCGAAAGGGTTAGCGAGTGGCAACTGAGGTCGCATCGGCATATGTCGAACTCGGTGCCCGTATCGGCAACCTGGAGCGTTCTCTCAAGAAGGCGAACTCTCAGGTCACGGCCTTCGCCAATCAGTCCGATAGGCAGGTAGGCAGGGCCTCTGCTGGGTTCGGGAAGCTCGGCCTCGTGATGAAGGCCGCTGCTGGGGCATTCGTCGTTACCGGGGCAATCAGGGGAATCAAGTCGGTCACTATGGCCGCATCGGATCTGAACGAGTCAATGAGCAAGACTCGTGTGATCTTCGGTCGCAGCGCGGGCGCTATCGAGCAGTTCTCCAACCGTGCCGCAACAAGCCTCGGACTGTCCAAGACCGCTGCGCTCGATGCTGCCTCGACATTCGCGGTATTCGGCAAGAGTGCAGGTCTCTCGGGCAAGGATCTGACCGGCTTCAGCACCAGGCTCGTCACGCTCTCGGCTGATCTCGCTTCCTTCTACAACACCTCCCCCGAAGAGGCGATTACCGCTATCGGTGCTGCTCTCCGAGGCGAGAGCGAGCCGATCCGCAGGTACGGAGTGCTGCTGGACGATGCCACCCTGAAACAGCAGGCGCTGGCTATGGGGATCATCAAGACGACCAAGGGCAGCCTCACTCCGCAGCAGCGCGTCCTGGCAGCTCAGGCGCAGATTCTCAAGCAGACGAGCGACGCTCAGGGCGACTTCGCCAGAACCTCTGGCGGCGCGGCGAATCAGCAGAGGATCTTCGCGGCGCAGGTCGCCAATGCCAAGGCTCAGATCGGCGTCGGACTGCTCCCGGCCATGACCTCTCTGATGCCGGTGCTGAATGACATTGTGAAGGCAGCGGTGCCGGCGTTCACCCAGGCTGCATCGGCGTTCGGCAGTTTCGCAGCGCAGCTGCTCCGCAGCGAGGGATTCAAGAATCTGCTCTCCGATATTGGCACGATTGCTCAGGCCGCATTCACCACGATCAGCAATGTGGTGACAGCGAGCATCGGTCCTCTCGGCCTGTTCGCAGGCGTAGTCTCAGGTGCAGCATCAGCAATCGCAGGATTCGGTCCTCTGGCGGCTGTGGCGACCGGGGCGATCACGGCGCTGATAACGGCTATGGCGGTAGGCAAGGTCATCGCCTTCGTGCAGAGCATCAGGCAACTTGCGGTAGTGCAGGGTGCGATCACGGGAATCAACGCAGCCGCGAGCGCGTCGAGGGCCTTCACCAACGGCTTCACCGGCATGAGCGCAGCCGCTGCAGGACTCGCTCCAGGTCTTACTGCCGCACAAGCAGGACTGACTCGTACCGGGCTTGCGATGACCGCTCTTCGTACTGCTCTGATGGGTGGAGGAAGCCCCTGGGCACTTGCCGCTGCAGGAGTTGGGCTTCTCGTCGGAGGTATCGCCGCACTCTCGTCTGGACTGTTCGGCGCTACTCCCCCGGCGCAGATATACGCTCAGGCTCTGCAGGGCCTCGATACCGCTGCTCGCAATGCAGCCGGTGCGGTAGGGACGCTGCTCGGCGCAGTCGGTAGCTACACACAGGCACAGATGGCGACCAAGCAGGCAGCAGATCAGGTCGCAGCCGCCGAGCGCCAGGTTCAGGATCTTCGCAAGCAGGGCATCACCAGCGGCCCGCAGTACACTTCCGCAGTCCAGCGACTGACCGCAGCACAGGCGAACCTGGCGACCTCGATGGGCAACCAGTCGCAGGCAGCAGGCAGCGTCAAGCAGTCCCTCGGGACGCTGCGGACTGAGTATCAGAACGTCACGACGAGGATGCGAGATGCTTCTGCGGCTGAGATGCAGCGGATCAGCGGACTTCGCCTGGCCGCGCTTGCCGGGGGAGAAGGCTCCAAGGCCGCCAAGCAATACGAGTCTGCGGTAGATGCGCTCAACAAGAGGCTCTCTCAGGATCAGGGATTCAAGGCTCTTCAGTCCAACGCTCGCGCAGCTGCAGATCAGTTCGAGGCTATGGGCCGCGCTGATCTGGCGAAGCCGCTGCGAGATATCGCGAACGCGAAGCCTGCTGACATTCTCAACAACGCGACCGGCAAGGCTCGTGCCTTCTCAGATGTGAACCTCGGCAAGAACGCACAGCCTGCGATTCAGAAGTTCGACAACCTCATTCGCAAGGTTGATGAGCTGGATGGCAAGGTGGCGAATGTCCGAGTGAACGTCACCGAGTCGAAGGTGCAGGGCAAGTTCGCAGGCGGATATGTCACCGGCTTCGCAAGCGGAGGACTCGTGCGCGGCCCTGGTGGTCGTGATCGAGTGCCGGCGATGCTGACGGCTGGCGAGGTAGTGCTCAATCGCAAGCAGCAGGCGCTCGTCAATGGCGGCATGAGTATTGACGAGGCGCTCAGGCGGACGGGTGCAGCATTCGCAAAGGGCAAGGCAGCTAAGGGCGGCAGCAAGAAGCCTTCCGCCGAGAGCGTCAAGGCCGCTCGTGAGAAGCGCGTAGGAGACATTCGCTCGGCAGCAGGCAATCTCGGCCAGGCGCTCTCTACGGTCGCTCTGAAGCAGTTCGACGCGAGGACTCAGAGCATCCTCAGTGGCATGGCGAGCACAAGCAAGGCTCGGATGGATGAGATCGGTCGCGAGTATCAGGGCGGCTATGTCCAGATCAATGGTGCATGGACGCGCATCACGGGGAGCATTGAGGAAGCGCAGCAGAGGCTCGCAACCGATCTGAAGAACATCGAGCGCAACTTCAAGGGAACCCTTACTGACACTAAGGGCAACGTCGTCGCTACGGAGGTTTCTTTCCGGCAGTTCGATCTGATGATGCGCGATGCTCAGAAGAGCCTGACTGCCTTCTATGACGAACTGACGCCCGCCGAGGCTCGCATCAAGTCGTTGCAGGATGCGGCATCAGCGCAAGACCTGGCGGCATCCGTAGCCGACGCGCAGGCGAAGCTCCGCGAGGCGCAGGATTTCGGTGACCCGGCTTCTATCGCTGCGGCGAAGAAGGCTGTGGATGATGCAGTCAGAGCGCAGACCATCGCTGATCTTCAGAAGACCGCAGAGGAAGAGCGCAAGCAGCGCGAGGCAGATCGCCAGGCTGCACAGGACGCATTCGATACGGAATGGGCGGGACGCCGGCAGAACCTGCAGGACGCTCTTGATAACCAGCTGGAGCAGAAGCGGATCGCCGGGGAGAACGAGAGGATGCTGCTGGAGGCGCAGCTCGCGCAGCGACAGGTAGCCGAGGAAGCCGCTCTCGCGCAGCAGCAGGCGACATATGAGGCTTCTCGTGAGAATGAGAGGGCCAAGCTAGAGGGCGCACTTGCTCGCATGACGACCTTCTTTGAGAACGTGCGGAATATGTCTCTGAAGAAGACGCGAGGCACTGTCGCCAGGCTCAACAGGCTCGCGGTGGACTTCCTCTCCAGCGGAAAGAGGCTCGGAGATAACTTCGCAGATGGTCTTACGCAGGTACTGCCAAGGATCGGCGCTGCGGGAAATGCCATCGCTAAGATTCTGGAGGAATACCTCAAGACTGGCAGTCCGACGAAGAAGGGGCCAATGTCGGACCTCGATAAGTGGTTCGATGGACTTGCTCCCGGTCTTGCTCAGGGGATTGACACTCGCGGCCTGGAGAGCAGCATCGCGAGCGCGACAGTCGCTCCGACTATCGCTGCATCGGCCGGGGCAGGCTCGCTCACGATTAATCTCAATGTGAGTGATCAGACATTCGCCGGCATGAGTCGCGAGCAGGCTGATCGTGTGGCGCGTGAGATTCAGTCGGCGCTCGACCGCCAGGTGCGGGCAACGATCTAGTGGCCGAAGCCGAATACAGCGTTCGCATCGCATGGGAGCCGCTGGTTTCCAATGCGTTCATGCTGGATGGTTCTGATCTCAACGGAACCGATGTGCTGACCAATCAGTATTCGGACAGCCTCGACGTGCTCGTATTCGGCATCAGCGAGTTCGGTGGGACGGACCTATTCGGCACCGATAGCGATGCGCTATTCGCAGACGTATCTGATGACCTGCAGCGCATCAGCATCAGACGCGGACGGGATGACAACCTCTCGACGTTCTCAGCTGGCGAAGCCACCATCACGCTGAAGGACATTGACAGTACCTACTCTC